ACGAGGGCTTTGGAGTCCGCGCTGATCGGAAACACCCCTATACCGCTTGATGCGGTAAAGATAGGGGCGAGTCGTGAGTGAGACATTCGTAAAAGACAACAAAACGGGCTTTGAGGTCACCATAGACGAGATAGACGTTAATCGCGGCTATTTTAAGATCGTGGATGGCACATTCGCCGAGCATCAGCTTCCGTACGACGGAAAAGCCGGTGATCGCGTAAAATTCACTCCGCCGGGCGAGGAAGAGGACGAAAAGCCTCGAATCATCGTTCCCGATAAGCGGATCGTGAGGCCGAAGTGAGTTTGCTCGACGAACCGCTTGAGAGCGCGCAGGCTGAGCTGGCAAGAGCTGAGTTGGCCTTATTAGAGGCCACAGCGCGAGCCGCCACGGCGCGAGACGCGGCGAGTCGGCTAGAGGCTGCAGTTGCAGCCCTAAACGGCGAAATTCCGGTTGGGCCTTCGGCCACACAACAAATAAGCGTTTTAGACGCCGATAACGGCAACGTAGCCGAAGTCATCGACCAAAACGTCCACGAAGCCTTATCTGCGCAACAAAGCGTCGAAAGAGCTGCGGCGGCTGCAATGTCGCCCGAGGAATTCGATAAACAGCGCAAACGCAAGCAGCGACAGCGCGAAAAAGAACAAATAGCAAATAACCCTCTCGGGCACCTTAAATGCCCCGGTTGTGGTGAACTCGGTCACATGACCGAAGAAATCATAACTACTGCTAAGGGAGGCGTCATAAAGGCGCTGATCTGCGGGAAGTGTGGCAATCAAGCCATAATGTAGAAAGGAAGTGAGGAATACCGAACACGGCGCGAACCGTCGTCAGGGGGTCGCTTAAGCGACGAGTTCCTCCCTCCGCTCTCGCACGAGCGACTCCCGAACCAATTCACACAGGAAACGCAAAATGTCCGTATTACAAGACTGTTATCAGGTCGTCCCCGGCTCCGGCCAATCTATCGCCTCTGCGTCAACTGAGACGACTCAAGCCGGGTTTGCTATCGGCAAGGTGTATATCATCACCGTAAACACTGATTCCTACTTCAGATGGAGTGGGTCGGCAGTTGCGGCGACTGACGGCAACTTCGACATCTTTTTACCCGCAGGCAGTTCTGCTATCCTTAGATGCACCAATGCCACGGCACGAGTCATTCAAGACTCTGCAGACGGTATTTGCGGCATTGCCGAGATAGCGATAGTTTAATGCGTTCTCCCCTGTCAGGCACTATTGGCCTTCCCGGGGTTGGCCGCTTTGGTCTATCAGTGAAAGCTGGCGGCGGTGGTGGCGGAGGCTTCTCCCCATTGACCCTCGCAGGTTGCGAGCTATGGCTCGACGCAACAGACGCCGATACGATCACAGGCACGTCTTCTATCGTTACCGGTTGGGACGACAAGTCTGCCGCCGGGAATAGCGTTACAGCTGCAGGCGCAGCACGCCCGTCACAGAGCACAATCAACAGCCTCAATGCAATAACTTTCGACGCTGCGGCTGAAGCAATGTCGCTCGCTTCCGCTTCGGTCACTGGACTTGACGGCGCAGACATGACGATATTCGTCGTAGTCAACAAGCAGTTTGACGAAGCGGACAGTTGGCCGGGCGCTATCGCTCGGGGCAGTGGCGCATGGGGTGACGGCTGGCGCATAGGTTCTGCCGACGCGGGCGGCTCCAATATGTATTTCTCAGGAAAGAGCTACACGGTCAATAAAGTCTTAATCACGACCTCGGCAACCGGGGCTGACGCCTTTGCTTTGTGGACAGCCGACCATTTGGGGTCTGCTGCGGATAGCCACGGATACCTGAACAACGGAATTACGGCTACTCAAACTAACGCCGGGCAGATCACAGACGCCAATGACGAAGACCTTACCATCGGGCAACCGGGTACGAATACCACGTACGCACTGATCGGCTCAATCGGCGAAGTCATCGTTTACAATAACGTGCTCTCTGATGAAGACAGGCTCAGAGTCTCAGAGTACTTGGCAGGCAAGTGGGGCTTTTCACTAGCTTAATCACAGATCGCCCCGTTAGAAGGGCGGCATAAAACTAAAACTACAGCAACTTTCTAACGAGGAATAGTACAATGGCAACAGACATCGAAGCAATCACAGGTGCAGCGAAGCTGCAGGCTGGTGTTGGCGAACCCCGTCAATTCCAAGGCACATTTAAGGTCATCCCCTTCAAGGTAACCCTGACGGATACCACGCAGACAGCCAACAAGGGCGCACAAGTTGACGTATCAATACTCGGCGCTGCTCTCGGCGACTTTGTATTGTGCGCCAGTAAAGCTGACCTGACGGGCGGCATCCTTACGGCTGAAGTCGCAAGCGCTGGCGTCGTCACCTTTACAGTGTGGAATCTCGAAGGTACGGACGCAATTACGCCTTTCGCTGGCGGCGTCCAAGTTCAGGGCATCATCCTGAAGCCACAGGCGAACGTGTTCGACCAAGTAGCGTAAACAATGGCAATCGTCGAGAGGGACGGCAAGGGTAGATTTCTACCCGGCCAGAGCGGTAATCCTGCAGGAAAGCAGAAGGGACTCCGCAACTACATAACGCACGAGCGTTTGATGCTGGAAGCGGGTTTGCGAGACTATATCGCAGACCCGACTCAGGCAAAGAAGCTTTTGACAGGCATAGACCGAGTGCTCGACATTGCGGTCTTAGGGGAAGACAAGGACTCCATCTCCGCAATGAAACTACTGCTCGACCGCGTTATGCCTGCCATGCCTCCGAAGGAAGCAGAGGAAGCAGAGAAGACCGACCGACGATTGCAAATCATTATCCAGACCAACCCCAACGCCAAGGTTCCTGTGCAAGCAGTCATCGACGGCGAATTTCATGAAATAGAGGAAGAACCAATGCCCACACAAGGTGAAGTACCAGCAAACCAAAATCCTGACAGTCGTCAGGGTGGCGAAGGCACTGCCAGCTTGCACAACACATCGAACGACGCTCTCTTGAAGAGTATCGGCAAGCCCGGCAATGACCACGAGAACTCGCAGGCCAAAGAAGTAGGAACGAAGTAATGGCTCGCGCAATTCCCGGCCAGTCCACGGACTCCGAAAATGCTCGGGCCGCTCCGAAAGTAGTTGACCGCAGTGACGCCGTGAAAGGTTCGAGGCGCAGCATACGTGAAGTATCTGCCGACCTCGATGTCCTCACGAGTCAGCTGCAGGGTGATGCTCGTACGCAGAAGCTTGGCGGCAGCGCTAAGTAATGGCGGAAACGTCGGAGGAAAGGCTGGCAAGGCTTGACGCCGAGACAGCCTCTCAACTCAAGGCTGAAGAGCAAGAGAGAGCAGACGCGGAACTAGCGCGCCTGTTCCCTAATCTTGCGCCTGACTTCGTAGAGCCACCTGTCGATCCCCGAGAGCGCAAGCCCCGGGGAGAAGGTGCGTTCGCGAAGTTCCGCAGGGAAGAGGCCGAGCGCAAAGCGGCTGACGTTGCAGCGGAAGATGCGGCGCAGGCAGAGGTAGCTGAGGACGAGCAGGCTGCTACTCCCGGGTTTATCCGCAGTGCTATTGCGCCAGCAACCGGCGCACTGAGCGGTCGTCAAGCAGTGATCGACCAAGACTTCGAGTCAGGCACCACGCAGCGCTTATTTCAGAATCAATCAACGGACGCACAAAACTAATGCCACGAGGAAAGCCAGCAAGTAAGGGAAGTAAGAGCGGCAAGGTCAAGGGTGCCACTTCGGTAAAAGGTAAGGTAGCAGGCACAGCCATCGGCGCGCTTGCTGGTGGAGCCATTGGCCTGAGTAGAGCTGGCCCGGGCGGCGCAGTGCTCGGTGCGGTAGCGGGTGGTCTTATGGGTCTGAACGCCGCCGGTAAAGACGGACGCGATCAAAAGTCAAACCAGAGCACAGACAAAGCGAACCCAAGCAGATCGGGTAGATAAAACAAAGCCGGAGGGGTCATGGCGCAAATCCAGTTTAACCTGCATCCCGCGCAGGCGGAGATTCATGCACACCCGGCGAGATTCAAAATCGTGGCGGCAGGTCGTCGCTTCGGCAAGACCGTCTATAGCGTCATACGTTGCTTTGAGGAAGCACTTGCGCAAGTCAACCCGCGTGGGGTCGAACTCGACAGTTCCTCGGAAGTCATCTACGTAGGGATAGACAGGGAGCAGGCCCGGCGTAACGCGTGGCCCTACTTCAAGAAATTTGCTCAAGAGATCGAAAAGGCCACTGGCCTTGAGTGTCGGACTCTTGAGAAGACTTCTATGGTCGAGTTGCCGCCTGAACTTGGCGGCTGCAGAATCAGGCTACTCGGCATGGACGACCCTGATGCAGCGCGAGGAATGAAGCTGCGGTTTGCAGTATTGGACGAGTACGCGGATATGCCGCCGCGTGTGTGGCCTGAAATCATAAGGCCCGCCCTTGCCGATGTACGGGGCGGCGCTCTCTTTATCGGCACACCCAAAGGCCGGAACCACTTTTACGAGTTGGTTCAAATGGGTATCGAAGCTGAAGACTGGGGAGTCTTCAATTACTCGATGGACGACAACCCGCTGATCCACGAAGACGAGCGGCTGTCACTGGCGAAAGAGTACGCTCGCGGGAGTCAAGACCTCTACGAGCAGGAAATTAAAGCCAAGTTCATCACGGCGGAAGGCCAGCTATTCAGGGCCGACCAGTTCAAGATCATAGACGAACTGCCGCCCTCTCACTACGAGACGTTCCTGTCAGTCGATCTGAACGGGTTCGAGGCAGACCCCGACCGCAAGCGCGAGATGCGCAAACTCGACGACACCGCCATGGCGGTAGTAAGTATCGACGCGGTAGGACGCTGGTTCGTTCAGGACATCCCCAACGGACAATGGGGCGTACGAGAGACGGCAAACCGTATCGTACGTACCGCAAAGAAATACGAGTGCCCCATGATCGGAATAGAGCGGGGCGCTCTCAAGAACGCAGTCGAACCTTACATGACAGAGTACATGTCCCGGTACAACCGGTGGTTCGAGATCAAACCATTGACGCACGGCAACAAGAAAAAGTACGACCGCATCCAATGGGCACTCCAAGGTAGAGCACAGAAAGGTGATATCTACCTTATAAAAGGCGACTGGAACGAGAAGTTTATCGACCAAGCTGTCAGCTTCCCCTCTCGCTACGTACACGATGACTTAGTGGACGCACTGGCCTACATAGACCAAATGGCTCCTATCAATATCAGCAGGTTCGACATTGCGCAGATAGAGAAGGACACTGAGTACACACCAATGGACGAGAAAGCAGGATACTAAATGCCGAATCAAGTTGTAAAAGAGCGCGAGGTCGGCCCCAACAAGCCTAAGCTTGAGGCCGGGGCCAGAGGGACTCTCGTCGGTGCGGTGATTGCCGATGTTGTTCCGTGGCGTAAGCTGCGCGACAGTAAATTTGAGAACCTGTGGGACGAATTCTACGCCAAGTGGCGCGGTTTTTGGATGCCACAGCACAAAAGCTTCAAGACAGAGCGCTCTCGGATCATTGCACCGCTCACCAGCATGTCAGTTGACCTTACGTCGGCTGAAATCATAGAAGCAGTGCTCGGTAGAGAGTACTTTATCGACCTGCCGGACGATGTCGGCGACGGTGACACTTCAGATGTCGATGCAGCGCGCAAACTGCTCGTGCAAGACCTGAAAAACGTCGGTTTCGTCGATGAATTCGCCCTGACGGCACTTAACGGTTGCCTTTACGGTACTGGCATCACCAAAATACAGATTTTGACCAAGATCGTCAAGACTTTGCGCCGCGATTCCGAAGGCGAGCTGCAAGTTGACGAGAAAGAGGTCGTTCAGATCAAACCCATAGCCATTGAGCCGGGTTCGTTCGTTGCAGACCCCTCTGCTCGCGAAATAGACGACATGAAGGGCTGTGCACATGAGTTTCTGATGCCCCTCAGCACGCTGAAGAGGCGTCAGCTGCAGGGACAGTATTACAAGACCAAGGTTGGCGCGTTCAAGGCGCGGATCATCTCGAAGAACCGGGGTGACACCGAGGAAGGCAACATACGCGATCAGGGCGAGGTCGCATACATCACTGAGTACTACGGTGAGGTTCCAACCCGGGACTTTAACGCAGCGATAGCCGAGGGCAAGGGCACTCCCCTGACTACAGAGATGATTCAGGCGATCCCTGAAGAGCTGATGACGGAAGCCATCGTCACCATAGCCAACGAGACGACCCTGCTACGCGCCATAGAGAACCCGCTCTTAACGGGCGAGCGTCTCATGGTTGCCTACCAGCACGAGTCAGTCCCCGGCAGGTTCTACGGTCGTGGCGTCTGCGAGAAGGCTGCCAACGTACAGCGCGGCATGGACGCCGAGATGCGCGCACGGATAGACGGCCTCGCATGGTCTAACATGCCGATGTTCGCTGGCGACCTCACACGTCTGCCACCTAACAGCAACATGAACGCATGGCCGGGCAAAATGTGGGGCACAAGGGGCAACCCGAACGAAGTGCTCAAAGAATTCAAGATCAGTTCCCCCGATCAGAACTCATACGCTCACATTCAAGACTTAGAGCGCATGGGACAGCAGGCGACCGGCGCACTCGACAGCCAAGGGCTGAGGGGCGGCGTGAGAGACGAGACGGCGACAGGGTCAGCCCTTGCCGCCTCGTCGTTTATCAAGCGGTCTAAGCGTACGATGTATAACATCGAAGGCTACATGAACCGACTTGTTAGACGAGTGCTCCGTCTAAAAATGCAGTTCGAGCCGACCCGCTACCCACAGGATTACGAATTCCAAGTGCGCGGCACTATGGGAATCATGGCTCGCGAGATCGAGCAGACTTTCATGGTCAATATGTTATCGGTAATTGGCGCGGACTCTCCGGCCTCTATGCCGATCATAAGGGCCATTTTTGAACACAGCGGATCGCCAGTCCGAGCAGAAGTTCTCCAAGCCCTGAAGGCAATCGAGAACAAGCAAGAGACGCCGGAAGAGGCTGCCGCTAAGAAGGCCCAGCTTGAGATACCTGTAGCCCAGCTGCAGAAGATCAAGGCTGAGACGTTCAAGCTGATGGAAGGCGGAGAGAAACTCGAAGCCGAGACGGACAAGGTCATAGCTGAAGTCAAGGGCATGCCAGAAGCTTCGTTGCTCAAGCGCGCAGCACTGGCGAACGATATGGAAGACGGCGAGAACGTCTCCCGTGGCCTCGACATTCAGGAAGACAAGAACAAGCTGACGGACAAAGGACTTGACATACAGCGTGAGGCGCTGAAGATCAAGAACAAGTAATCAGTCTCGGAGGGAGACATGGAACTAACGCCAGAACAAGCAGAATTTTATCAAGCAATGGAACACACCTTCAACACCCAAGGGTGGCGAATGATGTCCCAGCGTTGGAAAGAAGAGCAGGATCAGCTTAAGGATCGTATGTTCTTCAGTGCCAAAAGCATGGACGACGTAAACGAGCATAGAGGTCGCTACGAGTTGCTCAACGAACTACTCACTCTGCCCGAACATCTCGCTAAGCAGAGAGAGCATATCGCGGAACTCGACGAGAACGACCAGCTGTGAGCAAGTTCATGTATTTCGACTTCCGCTGCCAAAGCTGCGGAAACGTAAACGAAGCGTTCGTTAAGCCGGACACCTTAACAGGTACTTGCCCGAACTGCGGAGGTTACACAAAACGTATGATTTCCTGTCCGACGATTGCGTTGTCAGGGACAGACCCCGACTTCAGCACTGCGTACGATAAATGGGAAAGAGTACAGAAAGACAAAGTGGCTAAGGATAAGAAGTTTCACGCCGATCATGGCGAAGACAAGCCTCGATAATCCCCCACTAGAATTCGCGCTAACCTGCAATAAGGCAGGCCGCACAGGAGAGGAAAAATGGCAACACCACAACCAGCGCCTTCGGGCGTAGTACGACACAGACCGATGTCTGAGATTCTTGCACCAGCACCCGACGTACCGGCGAAGACGGCCAACACTGCAGAACCAGTGCCCGTCGTAGCGGAACCGGCGAAGGTCGAGACACCACCTGCACCGTCGAAGTATGACGGCAAGACTACCGAGCAAGTGATAGAAATGCACCGAAACGCTGAGTCGCGTCTAGGTGAGATTCAGAACGAACTTGGTACGATGCGCGGGATTGTCACCGACTTGACCCAGCTCCAATCACAACCGGCAACGCCGCAACCCGTGGAACAGGAAACGATAGACGTATCCGGCGACGACCTGATTCAGAATCCAGTGGAGACTATCAGGCGAGTCGTTGCGACGGACGCCGCAGCAAAGAAGGTTGTTGATGACGCAGACCAGCTCGATAGGACAGTTGCCGGAGAGCAACTTGCCTTACAAACAGAGTTCGGCGACATCAATGCAATAGTAGCAACTCCCGAGTTCTCTGCCTTCGCCAGCCGCACACCCACGCGTTTAGCCGATCTCAATGCGGCTGCCAAGGGTGAAGGCTTAGTGCAAGTCCGCGCTGCTCGTCGGCTATTGGAAGATTACAATGATTTCAATGCCGCCTTAAAGCCAGCTGTACCAGTGACCCCGGCACTTACTCCGGTCGAGCAAGCGAGAGCTGTCAGCACAGAAGGTGCTGGCCCCGCAGGCCCGATCAGTAACGCAGAGGTTATCTACGAGGCTGACGTTCTAAAAATGATACAAGACGAGCCTATGAAATACCGCTCTCCCAGTTTCCAGTCGGAACTTACGGCTGCAATCAAAGAGGGCCGCTACGTCAAATCAGGATAATTCCTGTTCTTTTAACCACCACACTTTAGGGGTACAACCTAATGACTGCCTCCAATTTCGACATCCAGAACAGCGTTGATACAACTGACGCTGCGGATTTCGTACCGGAGATGTGGGCGATTGAAACACTGGCTGCATACAAGAGCAATCTCGTACTGGCCGGTCTGGTTTCGCTTATCCCCCACATTGGCAAGATCGGTGATGTTATTCGCATCCCCGTTCCGGCCCGCTCTTCGGCGACTTCCAAATCAGGCAGTTCGGCTGTTACTGTTATCGCGTACGCTGACTCGACTCACAAGACCGTGACCATCGACCAGCATTACCACTATGCGCGCATAATGGATGACATCGTCGAACTTCAAGCCCTACCTTCACTGCGTCGGTTCTTCACCGACGACGCCGGTTACGCACTGGCTAAGCAGGTAGATACCGCACTCGTGACCCTCGGCGCAGGTTGGGGTTCAGCTGGCACAGTTTACGGTGCCGCTCTTGCCGGTGACGGCACGACAGCATGGGTGCAAACTGGCTCCGGTAATGGCTCTGCCATCTCCGACGCTGGCGTGCGAGAAATCGTACAAGACTTTGACGACCAGAACGTCCCGAGTCGTGACCGCTTCTTAGTCATTCCTCCGGTCGAGAAAAAGCGTATGCTCGGTAACACTCGTTACACAGAGCAAGCGTTCGTCGGCGAAGTCGGTATGCAGAACAGCATCAGAAATGGTCTGGTCGGCAACCTGTACGGCTTTGAGATTTTCGTCTCAAGCAATCTCGCCACCGTTGACAGTTCCGACTGTACCTCGTACCGTCCGGCACTGTTCTTCCAACGTGACTCTCTTGTGCTCGCAGAGCAGCTGACGCCTCGCGTCCAAGAGCAGTACAAGCTGGAAGCCCTCGGCACCCTGATGGTTGCTGACACGGTGTACGGCGTTCAAACCATTCGTGGCGACACGACTGGCGAAGCCGGGCGCGGCTGCCGCGCTGTAATGGTTCCTGCTGCTTAAGAGTGGCAATGCCAAACTGGGTGAGGGCTTCGGCCCTCCCCTCCTATTCCAAGGGGTAGTTAAATGACTGTGCGCCACCCCAAAATGCGGGGAGAAGGCATCTCCGCATCTGATAGCATTACAGTCACGGGCGACTGGGTATTCTCAGGAACACTCACAATCCCCGAAGCGTCGGTCACAGACCACGTTGGTGCGATAGACCATGACGCTCTGCTGAACTTCGAGCAAGACGAGCATTTCACTCAGTCCGATATCAGCATAACCGTAAGCCAGATCAGCGACTTCTCGTCTGGTGGTGGCTTGCAGAACATCGTCGAAGACCTCACGCCGGAACTTGGCGGAGATTTAGACGGCCTCGGTCTAAAGATCGAGAACATCAGCAGCCTGTTCATAAAGGAATCCCCCGGCAATCCTGACGGCAGTCAGGTAGGTCAGGGGCAGTACTGGAACAAGGCAGACCGGTCTGGTGAACCTTGGTTCACTACTGGCTTAGGCCAAGACTCCGAACTGGCGCGTAACGCGTTCACGGAAACGATCACTGCTGACTGGACGCACGAAGCTAGCCTAATCATGGGTGATGAAGAAATCATCAAGTGGTTAGACGACAGCAACGTCGAGCGAGACTTGCTGACGCTTAGGTCTATCAGCGCAGCGGGTACAGCGATAGGACACATCGTTGTGAAGATCACGACTGGTATAGAGACGACCAGCAGTGCGTTCTCGGATGTGACAGGGGCTACAGTTCCCTACGCAAGTATGGATGCGAATACAGACTATGTCGTACTCGTCCGTGCTTACGTAGGAAACGCGACCTCCACCACGACCGCAGGAAACAGAATACAGCTGACCAAGGACGATTCGCTAGTTCCCGGTTCGCTGCATCAGTACGAGTCTCCATCTGCTGTCAAAGACCAATACGGCATGATGTATGTCTGGGGCGGCGTCATAAACTCTGGCGCAAGTGGCGACCTGCAAGTAGAGCACGCGAACGCCAACGACTCCGACACAGTCTTTACGAACAACGTCACGATTTTAATGGTTAAGGTCGATGACCTCGTGCTTGATACTAACGTATTCCATGACACGAACACTGGCGTCGTAGAAATAGACGACGGTAGTTTTCCCTCCGCATGGAAGGACATGGGCGTAAGCGTCACACTCGGCGACGGTGAGAGCGATTACCTAGTCTTCGGTTCCATACAAATTGACGACTTCCTGTCCGGTGCTAACGTAGTCAACACGCGAGTTAGCGACGGCTCTAATACTCAGGCAGGTGGCACGGTCGGTAGAGGCGACAGTAGCGACGTACTGTCCCTAGGTCATATACAACTGTGGCAGGCTCCTGCCGCAAATACGACGCTCACGCTAGAGGCTAGGACTTCGGGCTTTCCCGTTGACAGAACATACGGCGGTATTGTCGCAATACGTGTAAGCGCTTTCCTAGACTACACGTCAGACTTCGTTGCGCTTACTGGCGACATGGGTACTGGCCCGACTACGATAGGAACTGTAGAATTTACTACCAGCGCTGCAGGCGACTATGGTTTCATAGCAGGTGCGAATGGCCCCGTCAACGCTACTCTGGGTGTGGCTGACTTCATACAGAACGACCTGAACGGTGCTGGTGACGTAACGATAGCCGGTTCCGAGACGCAGCAGGGCCACGTCAACGTAGTAGTAGGTACGGATCATCTGCCGCATGTCAACGTGTCTGAGGATCAAGCACTGTCCGCAGGCGATACCGTTAATGCAGACTACATCGGTGCTGACGCCGACACTCCTACGGAGTGGGAGAACGCTTTCATCATCGGCTTCCAGTGGTCAATATCTAACTCGGGCGAAAAGTTCGACGTTGGTAACCCATTATACACGACCCGCTTGCTCGGAAGTGAGCAGCAGATCAGAAACCAAATTCCGATCACTTGGCTTAACTCCGACGGCAATCCGCTTACACTCGCAGTACTGGGTGCAGGCGTAACGGGTGACGACGACCTCGGCAGCGTAGTATTGCTCACCGATGTAGAGACTAACGACGGCGACGGCGATCAGGCTATCCTGACTGACATAGGCTCGCACACGCTCACAGCTACCGAGGCTAGCGGCGGTGTCGCAGACGTAAGCAACGACACAGCCAAGTATGGCACGTTCTCATTGTTCTGTGACGATCAAGCAGGCGCGGTATCGGCGCGGTGGGGCACGACGGTAAACAGTACCGACTTTGATTTCGGTTCTGGCGACTTCACGATGGAGTGCCACCTAAATTTCTCTAGGCTATCCTCTACGGATATCCCGATATTTGCAAAGTGGCTGTACGTTCACCGAGGCTTTCTTTGGACGTTTAACTCGACCTCCGAGAAGTTTGTCTTTACTTGGTCAACGACCGGCACCACCACCAAGGGCGGCAATCAAAACGCGTGGCCGGTTGGCGTAACAATCGCTACTGATACGTGGTATCACGTTGCTTGCTCAAAGAGCGGTAACACAGTTAGGTTCTTCGTGGAAGGACAAGAGTGTGCACTCACGGAAGACATGACGGGTGACACGATCCACGTAGGTACGCAACAGTTTG